AAACTTCGGTAACTGTATAAAGTTCATTTGTTTTATAGTGTCTTGCTCGGTAGAGCGAGTTCGCCTGTTGAGAGTGAGTGAACCAATATAGAAGGTCGAAAACTATACTGTTCTTTGTTCATACACACTCCCAACAGGCTCACAAAAATTTAAAAACCACTGTTACTAGAATGGTTCATGTACCAATCGGATATTTCAAAATGAAAATCTTTTTCACTAATACTATGCTCTACCTTAATCGTTGCAAAAGGTCTTGATGTTTTAACATCATCATAAACTTCGATAAGATCTAGATGCTTGTTTAAAATAAATTTAAATGCGTTAATCGTTGCTTCCATATTCGTCTTTTAGTATTTGAGTTACCTCTTGAAAACTTTCTTTTACCATTTTTGTATATAGAGTATCGTTAGAGATCATATACTCTCCAACATTCTTACCTACTCTACTATCTATTACAAAATGCACTGTAAAGTCTTCTATTGATATTAGTTTTGTTTCTTTATTGTAATTATACCATAACTGGGTTAAAATGCCATCAGATTTATTCATAGGAGATGGAAATATCTTTCTATGAATATATTTCATCCAAGTTTATTTAGTCCAACCTTGCGGAACTTCTCGTTAAAAGCTAAATGCATATCATACATTTTAATAATCTCTCGAGTTAGTCTCTCTGCTTTACGAGCATCAACCTCTTCTTTAGATCTAAAATACTCAGTATATGTCTTGAACTTCGTTGAGTCAGGCCAGTAGCTCCAAATATGATTCTGGAAGCAATGCCTCAACTCATGCAATAGAGAGCTAAATACAAACTTCTTCGTTTGCTTTGCTGTTTGATCTAACTTAATTAAGTAATGTGTATTACTAATTGCCTCACATAGAGATGTATCTGGTATTCTACTTAGATGAACCTTTGCATAGATATTTAAATCACGCCTATGGTTTCGTTCAAATACAAGCGTTAATATATCTGATAATATATCAAAGTTGATTCCTGTCTTTTTCTTAACTCCAACTGATGGTTCTAGTATAATCATTATCCAATCTTCTTAACCTCAACCTTATTATAACCGAGTTCCTTTAGCCGCTCAGCAGCAGCTTCAGCTTCAGCCTCCGTATTGAGTTCTTCCTTTAAAAAATTAGCAGGACTTTTAGCTTCCTCCTTGTATTCTACAATATACTTACCGAATACAAACGGTTTTCTAGGAAATGTTTTAGCTCTTGGCATACTATAATTATATCATAGTTCCTTTAGATGGCAACTATATTAAAAAATAATTCCACCTGATTCGAGAGTCTCAAATTGAGTATTAAGATCAGAGTCAAGCTCCCTAATTTGTTGCATCTGCTCGTCTCCTGAACCTCTTAAACGTTTACCATTACGATCCCATGAGCGCATTTTCTTGTACCTGATTCCTTCATCCCATACCAAGGACATCTGTACTTCACCATTATCCCAGAAAGATATAAATGGTCCGTGCATAACACCATCTTTCATCTGAGCTTTAGAATACACTTCCCCATTAGGATGTAGTCTTATTGTATGACCGGTAATTAATTTACCTTCTTTATCTCGGAATGTAGGTGGGTTAGCAAATAGATTACATGTTAGATCATCACTTTTATATTGTGTACCAGTAAACGTTGGCTCTTTTTTAACTATAAACGGTACTGCTATAAACACTGCTACTAATACAATTATACCTAAGACTGTTTTCATACACTTATTTTATACTATAAGCAGCTAAAATCAACTAAATATATGTATGTTTGAAGAAGTAATACTAGAAAACAGTACTCAACAAATTGCCAAGCTGTATGGCTCTGCAGCTAGAGCAGCTGATAAACCAGACACTGGTGTAGAAATAAAGAAGAAGGCTGCCTATTATGTTATTAGAGACTGTGCTAATATTACAAAGAAGTACTTAGCAATACACATTTGGGGTCTATTTGATGATCCTATTCTAGATCTTAAAGGTAAGTTTACTAGTAATGAAGTAAAGAGCTTCTTGAAGAGAGCAGAAACAGAAACAGAAGCTAAGTTACTTAAGAAGTTAATCTTATCAGATATTAAACAAAAGTATGAAGTCATTCATACATCTTCTGGTACTACAGCAGTAAGCTATGAAGCTGACTCTGATGATATCTATTCATACTATGAAGAGTATGAAGAGGGTCTAGACGAATCAGTTGATACGGAAGATAGTGAAGAAGGAGCTCTTACTGACGAGCAGCTCATTTTAAAGTATCTTTTTTAGATAAAACTCTACCGTATCAGATAGATCAAAAGATCGTTGATCTTTAACTGATCTTAATGAATGCTTTGTACTGACAGAGTATTTGAAATCGTGACCAGCTCTATCATCTACGAACTCAATCGATGGATTGATCTCTGGTTTAAACTCGAGAACCTTCTCAATGATCTTATCAACCATCTCAAGATTAGTAAGGTGAAGACTACCTGGAACATTGTAAACAGTATTGGTATGACCAGTATGAAGCACCTCAATGATTGCCTTAGCATGATCAGTTACATGAATCCACTCTCGAATGTTCTGACCATTACCATAGATTGGAATAGGCTCATCTTTAAGTAGCTTACCAATCACAGTAGGAATGAGCTTCTCACATGCTTGCCTTGGTCCATAGTTGTTGCAGCATCGAGTGATAGAAGCATTAACACCAAAGGTTGTAATGTATGATTGAACTAATAAGTCTGACCCTGCCTTGGTAGCAGAGTAAGGGCTACGAGGAGCAAGCTTAGTGTCTTCAGTGAAGGCAGGCTCATCTAACTGGAGGTGACCATACACTTCATCGGTAGAGATGTGAACTAGACGAGATTTATCTACACGAGCAAGTTCTAAGATCTTAGCTGTACCCATTACATTACTAGTAATACAAGCTAGTGGATCAGTAATAGATCTATCTACATGAGACTCAGCAGCAAGATGAAGGATGTAGTCAATACTCGGAAGGTCTTCGTATGCTCTATCACTAGCAATGTCTTCGAAGACAAACTTAATACGCTCATCATCAGCAATGTTATCCATATCAGAGCCCATGCCGAGTTTATCGATAACAAATATCTTATTGATATCAGCCCTCTTAAGTAGCTCATCAATAACATGTGAGCCAATAAAACCAGCACCACCAGTTACAACATAATTAAATTTATCTATTCTCATCTTTCTAATTGTGTAAAGTCTCCATTGAGTATATCTTCTGATGCATCCTCATCATTGAGCAAAGCTAACACCCTATCACGTAGCTTCTCATTCTGAATCATAGTCATAGCTGCAATACGATTCTTAAATTTTGTGGTGCTCCACTGATGTGATCTTGTAGTGTAAATTACCTCATGGTCTAAGTCATCACCTGTGAAGGGTTTACCAAGATAATCTTCTCCTAAGATACGAACATCAAGATCAAAAGTCTTCATTAAATCATAAAGCTCTTCTTCTGTTTGATACATATAGACCTCATCAATATGCTTGATAGACATAAGCATCTTATAACGATCATAATATGGTACTACTGGTCTATACTTTGTATTGCGAGTAGCAGATGGATCACCATGCAAGAAGACAATGAACTTATCACAATGCTTCTTAGCCTCTTCAAAGGTAGCTGTATAGCCCGGATGAATGATATCAAAGTTACCTGCAGTAAAAGCAACTACATCTAAAGGACTTTGAGCCTTAAGCTTCTTATAGACAGGACTCTTATGCGAGTCAGCTAAAGGGTTATACATACATATATATTAATGTATGGTGATGCGGAAATCAACTATTAATTATATAGAGGTTCTAATTCGTAACCTCAACACTAGCTCGGTTAGCTTCAATATATTCTTTAAAAAGGTTTTGACCTGATTCACCAATAATATTGCGTTGTCGGAAAGCTGCTGTGTATCCTTCTGGATCTCTCTCACGCAAAATCTTTTGTAACTCTGCTGTCTCAATATTTTGTTTCTTTATTTCAGCTGGATCATTTTCTTTATTCCATTCAGCCTGCTCTTGAGCTGATAGATCCTTATACTCATCACTTTCCTTATACACTTCTACCTCTTCTGCAAAATAATATTTCTTCGGTTCCGGAGGAGCTGATTCTGTTTCTGAAGCCTCTATTGCTGCTTCAGCCTCTAACCTTTTCTTTTGACGTTCACTTCGATCATTTAAGGTTCCGTTAATAGCCACCCTTGCATCCTCTGCTAACAGTTCAAATGCTTTTAGAGTATTCTCACCAAACACACGGTTAGCAATAATCTCTGTTTGATATTCACCATCTATTATACTATGCTCAACAGCATTAACATACCAAATCTTCTCTAAAAGTGACTCTGAGTTACCTGATCTTTCTACCCAAATAAATTTACCTGGTGTTCTATAAATTGCACCCTTACAAGAAAAGGATATTTTCTCGTTAATATTTACAAAGCTAAGTTTAATTCTATTGTTTAATTCATTTACAATTGCTTCAGCAGGATTTTTTGTATCACCCTCTGGTGCAAATTTATATTGTTTAGGTTGACGATCAGCATCTATTAAAGGCAAATTTACACCTGCTTCACCCTTGAGTGCTAATTCATCCTCAATAAAGCTCTTAACAACATCCGCATACAAATGTGGTTCAGAGTTTGAGTCAGTAATGTCAAAATCATCATCAAAATCACTCTCCTTCGCGTTAATTACAAGGAAGTTTGTCCATATTTCCTCACGTAAAGTTCCAACATCTGGTCTAGTTATAGTCTCACCCTCAATTGAATTATGCCAGTTTGTATTAGGATCTAATGCTCCTTTAATTTGGGCTAAAGGTCCACACGTAAATTTTTCAGTATATATATCGCTGAAGTTTATTTTAGATCCTTGTATACCTGCTAGTCTCATTTCCTCAATAAACTCTCTATGCTTAGCAGTATAGTAAGGTTTGAATTTCATTACTCTCCTACCATCAACACCATTAGTAAATCTAAATGAAGGTAAAAGCTTTCTATCACCAGAAGTTCTACCGGATATATCCCCAAAGCCAACGTTGAAAGTTGCTACTCCAGCAGCATTTGTTCGATTAAGAGTTCTCTTAAATACATCAAAAAAGCTTTCCTCTTTATCTGGTGATTTGGGTTTTGTATTTACAACAATAGGTAACTTGTTAATAGGTTCACCTTCACTAAGATCTACAATTACAGCATCACTAGCAATAGTATCATTTTTCTTCTTCCAAACTATATCATAATAGTTCTTAACTAAGTCAGTTACTGATTGATCCTCTGATAGTTGACTATCTCTAAGAAAGTTCTCCCATGATGTATGACGCATTTCTGCAATAAATGCTTCTTCGAATTGAAATATAATAACATTATCTTGAAAATTAGCTGAACCAGTTACAGTCTTTTCTATTAGACCGAGGAAGTCAATCTTTGCTTGATAAGGTTTAAGCCCAGCCTTCTCTAGAGCATCATCTTTAATTAGAACACTAATATATAAATCATCAGAGCTCTTAGTTGCAATACCAAGTTGATCAAGAATACTTGTTTGGTTATTAATCTCAATAGCACCAAACATACCTGCACGCATTAGATTATCATCTATCTTTAGAGAAGAGATAGCACTAACATCTATAGGAATAGCTTGTTCTATTTTTTCAACTAGTTGCTCGCCCTCCAGACGTCTAACCATTTTGAGAATGGTAATGTTAATATCGAGACCATGGTCACCTAGTATGTTAAAGCTCATGCATACTTATTTAATCAAGAGGCAATTGCTTTAAGAGCCTTTCTCAAAGCTTCAGTCTCTGTTAACTGAATAAAGCCATACTCTTCCTTAACCTTTGTAGTATCAAGTACACAGTTAGATCTACCAGCAGCAAGATCAAGCTCTTCAATATCAACCCAAGACCAGTTAGGATTCTCTAACTCATACTCTTTCATAAGCTCAACAACACCAGCTGTCTCTAATGGCTCTGAGTTTGTAAAGTGAACCACATCATGACCCTTTCGCTCATCCTCAATAATCTGCTCAATGAAGTCAACAAGCTCTGGAATATATGTCTTTGAGTTAACAGCACTAATGAGATTGTCATACTTATGAATCTTTGTAAGATATGACCTATCATTAAGCGTATCACAGAAAGGCATCCGTATACGAATAGTGATACCATTATCACTTACAGACTCAAAGGCGTGTTTACTTGTAGAGTAAAATGATGAGGTAGGATTAAACACTCCGAAGTTAGGCTCATCTACTTCAGACCAAGCTTTATCATAACCTGTAAAGATACATCCTGAAGTAATGTGAATAGGCTGTACATGCAGCTCTCTACATACAGTATTGAACATTAGAGGTACTTGAACATTATACTTCCAACAAGCTTCCTTCTCTTGCTCTGCTTGATCTACATTTGGTCTACCAGTAAATCCTTGTGCATTGATAAGATAATCAAAGCGTTGCTCCTTCATATAGTCACGAAGGTAATACTCATCAGTATAGTCAAGTACTGCCTTAGACTCTAATGATACATCAAGCTCTGGATTCCTTGAAAGCTGTGCATAAACATACCCACCAACATAACCATTACCCAAGATAAGAACTTTCTTCATAAAAGTATTATAGACTATTCAAGTGCATTATCAACTGATGATATAATAGTCTCAACCTTATCAGCAATCTCACACTCCAAGTCTTCAACAATTTCATTAACAAGTTCATCAAGCTCGTAGTCATCGGCAGTAGATATTACATCACGTGCTTGGTAAAGAGCATCAAGAGCTTCATCTATCTTCTTTTCAAACTTACTAATCAGAGTAGTCTTCTTCATATGATATAATATATAATCAAATAGATCTACTTTTCAACTATTTCTTAGTAGATACCTCTAGCTCTGCTGCTTCTCTAGCTGCATTAAAGTCTTTCAATAGATTCTCTACCTCTGCTTTCATATAGTTTCCATGATGAGCTACAAACCTATCACCTTTTAAGTAGTATATAACTAGCTTGCGGCATTTCTTACCTGTAAGTTGCTCATACAACCAAGCATATATAGATAACTGCATTGTATATGTTGAATGCTCACACACAGTTAAGTGGTCAAGAGGTGGTAACATCCACTCATTATAGTCAGAGCTAAATCGATATCGTTTATTAGTCTTAAAGTCTCCTACAGTAAACGTTCCATCCTTATGCTCGTATATTAAGTCAGCGAGACCAGACACTTTAAGCTCTTCATTCCATAGCAATTGCTCACAAAGAACCTTTTTATATCTATCTACATTATACTCTGCACATCTATCATATGTCTTATAGAGCCAACCATAATCATCAACCTGCTCACCTACAGTAATATAGTCCTCAAGCAACTTATGCAAACTCGTACCCCTATCACAAGCCTTATTCTTTTCTTTCTCCCACATCTCTAAAACCATTTCCTTTGAAACTCCCTCTCTTTTTGCTACTCTTGTAGCAGCACCATCAGAATCAAACGGTTTTTTATACTTGCCTAGTATAGTTGTAACTGATGTAAACTTCTCACCTGTCTCATTATGAGTATATGTGTGGTTCCATTCAGTAAACGTTATAGGAGGCTTCTTCATATTATAATTATATCTACGTTCCTTATGAAATCAACATGTTTTTGACATAAATATATGTATGTCCAGCAAAATCAAGATTAGTGAACTTACAAGTGCATGTACACCCCTGGCCGGGAATGAGCAGGTTGCTCTTGTACAAGGAAGTACAACTTTTAAAGCTCAAGTTTGTGATATTACTAATACAGTATGTGATGATTATCTTAAGAAGACCACATATGCAGCACAATCAGGTGTTTACTCTACAGTTCAAGCAAATAGTGCTGCATGGACAGGGGGTGCATGTGGAGGTGTTTTAACTCTTGGTACATCAACTGGTTTAAGTTCAAATGGTAATGCAAATGGCCCAACAATTTGCGTTAACCAAGATACAGTATTTGATAATTTTGTTAGTACAAACAACTCAAGTAAAATTCAATGTATAGTCGGGTCATGTGGGTATACTAATTGCTGCTGTGAAAGTGTTGCTTGCTCATTTATTATTCCAACTAATAATGTTAATCTTGGATGCTTCGATAATGCTCTAGGATGGACTAATTGCACTGGAACAATAGAAAGTATTTGTGTTGCTTCACCTTTAACAGTTAGCAATGCCACCGGACCTGATACTAGCCTTGCAATTGATTGTACTTTCACTTCAGAGTGGAATGGAACAACTACTACAGTAAGAGCTAACTCTGCTACCTGGTCTGGTGGAGGTGCTGGATCTGGTACTCTTACAGCTGTTAATACTTGTACTGGACTAACAGGAGGAGGTACAGGCACAACACTTGCACTTTGTATTGATACTTGCAACTTTGCAGCTGCATTCCCTGATACAACTAGCTCTGCTAATGCCAATAATCTTTTAGTTACAAACTCATTAGGAGTAACATATGATATTCCAACATGTACTGTTAATCTTGGATGTTTTAATAATGATCAATCCTTTACTGCTTGTACTGGTACAGTAACAGGTGTTACAGCTGCAGATAGTACTATAACTGTTGCTGGTACAACAGCTCCTACTGTTAGAGTAGCATGCCCATGTAATACAGCTTGGACAGGAACGTATTCAACAGTTCAAGCTAACTCAGCTACCTGGTCTGGTGGAGGTGGAGCCCTTAACACACTTACTGTTGGTAACGGACTTAGTTCGAATAATAATACAACTGATCCAACTATTTGTGTTAATGCTAATACTCTTTTTGATACAGCATGTTGCACAACAAACAATTCTAATGTTCAAGACATTTTGGTTGAAAGTTCTATTGGGAATGTTTTTCAGATTCCTGTAGCGAATGTTGATCTTGCCTGCTTTAATAACAGTGCAGGTTGGACTAATAATACAGGAGACATTACTGCTGTTGTAGCAGGAACAGGTATATGTGGTGGAGCAACTTCTGGAAGTGCTACTGTTAACCTAGCTGACACAGCTGTAACTCCTGGTGCTTATACCAATACAAACATTACAGTTGATGGTCAAGGTAGAATAACTGCAGCTGCTAATGGAACAAGTGGTGGAGGTAGTATTGATCCAACAACATTCTTAGATAACTTTACAGCAACTACGTTAGGATCTGATGCTTGTAAATTAATGATTGGTATTCCTAATGATGATGTAAAGCAAATTGCTGTTGGGTGTGTTAGTCTTGGAGTATTTGCTAATACGCCTGGATTTACATGTAATACAGGTACAACTACAGCTTCTAATAGCCAAACCTTTACTAACAAAGGTGGTAGCAATAGCCAGTGGACTAACGATCGAGGTTATACATGTAATACAGGTACAGTAACAACAGCTGGTGCTTTACTCTCTGCTGATGCAACAACCATTGGTGTTGATACTGGTGCTTTAAATTATCTTAATCAAAGTGCTTGTGCTGGTCTTAATTGTGTTGGTGATATTACAGCAATTTTTGCACAAGCTGGTCTATCTGGTACAGCCATGGCTGGTGATGCAACAATAGGTATTAATAGTGGTACATTAACTCCATTTGATCAGAGTGCTTGTCCAGGACTTAATAAGGTTGGTACTGTTACAGCTGTAACTGGGGGTACGGGCTTAACCTCATCAGGTGGTACTACTCCTGCATTATCCCTAGATGCTACATCTGTATCAGCTGGTTCATATACAGCAGCAGATATTACTGTTGATGCGCAAGGAAGAATTACTGCTGCAGCAAACGGTGCTGGAGGCGGAGGTGGTACAACAACTCCAAGTAATGTACAAACCTTTACCAATAAGAGTGGTAGTAACTCACAATGGACAAACGATGAAGGGTATACATGTAATACAGGTACAACAACACCTACAAGCACGGAGACCTTTACTAATAAATCTGGTAGCAATAGCCAGTGGACAAATGATGCTGGTTATACTTGTAATACAGGTACTATTACATCTGTAACAGGAGGTACAGGAATTGCTTCATCAGGTGGTACAACACCAGAAATTACTATTGCAGCTGGACAGACATCTATAACTAGTGTTAAGAATACAAGTTTGGAAATAGGTCGTGATAATGATAATTTAATTAAATTTGATACTGATAATGAAATAACATTTGAAGTTGCAGGTGGAGATGGTGTTACATTTAAAGCCTTTGGTGAAATAGAAGCTGCTTCGCTTGATATATCCGGAGATGTTGATGTTGATGGTACTCTTGAAACTGATGCTTTATCATTAGATGGTACAACAATAACAAGAACAGGTGCTGAAATAAATGCTGCTAGAGCAGGTACTGTTACAGGAGTTACAGCTGGTAATACTAACATAACTATTGGTGGTACATCAACAGCCCCGACTATAGCAGTTAACACAGCATGCTTTACAGACTGTGAAGGTACTGTTACAGCAGTTACTGGTGGTACTGGCTTGACTTCTACTGGAGGTGCTACACCAGCCCTATCACTAGATGCTACTTCAGTATCAGCTGGTTCTTATACAAGTGCTAACATTACTGTTGATGCTCAAGGTAGAATTACTTCTGCAGCAAATGGAGCGGGTGGTGGTACAACAACTGCTTCTAACACTCAGACCTTTACTAACAAGTCTGGTAGTAACTCTCAGTGGACTAACGATGAAGGTTATGCTACAACTGCAGCAACCGATGGTGCTGTTTGTGCTCTTGCATGTGGAGCTAGTCAAGGTGCAATTTCTTATACACAGCTTGATGGTGGTACTGGTTCTGTAAATGTAGCAGGTATTACAACAACAGCTTCACCATCATTTGCTGGATTAACCGTTTCAGGTGCAAGTATTACAATGTCAAATCTACCTGCAACAGACCCAGCTGTAGCTGGTAGATTATATAATTCTTGTGGAACTCTTAAAATATCTGCTGGGTAGTAGTTGATATTTGCTCGTTAAAGAATAAATCTTTATATGAGCGAGTATACAGTTTTTAATATTGAAGGAGGTATTGGTAAGCATATCCTAAGCACTGCTGTTGTTGCAGCATATAAAAATAACAATCCTAAAAAGAAGATTGTTGTAGTATGTGCTTGGCCAGAAGTATTCTTACATAACAAGGATGTGCATCGAGTATATCGTTTGGGTAACGTACCTTACTTCTACGAGGATTACATTAACGGTAAAGATACAGAAGTATTTGCACAAGAACCTTACAGGCAAACATCACATATTAATAAGAGAAAGCAACTTATTGAGACATGGTGTGATATGATTGGTACAAAGTATAACGGTGAGATGCCAAAGCTTGAAATGAACTTGCGTGAGAAGAATTATATTGATCCTGAGTTAGCAGCTATTCAAAAAACAAAACCAATACTACTCTTCCAACCATTTGGAGGTCCAGGTAAAGAGCATCAAGCAGATAACTACTCATGGGTAAGAGATATTCACCCTGATGTTGCTCAATATATGGTTGATCAGCTCAAAGAGCAATATCAGATTCTACATGTATGTTATGATTTCCACACTAAACTTAATGATGTTATTCGATATGAAAAGGTAGTACCAAAGAAGAATCTCTTTAACTTACTACGTTTTGCTGATCGATGCCTCTTTGTTGATTCATCATTCCAACATGCAGCTGCTGCTTTCAATAAGCCTTCTACTGTTGTATGGATTGGTACACAACCTCAATCCTTTGGATATGAGATGCATGATAACTTTACACCACCGGTACAATTTCCAAGTGGTACAATTGATTCTTACTTACATGATTATAATTTTACAGGCGCTATTCATGAGTGTCCATATGATGATGTAACTCAGATGTTTGATGTGGATGGTATCATTAACTCGCTCTTACAACCACCACGTCAGCAGAATGTTCCTAAACCAACAGAAGTGCAGACTCCTGCACCGAACGTTAAGACAGGTAAACATAAAAAGGGTCGCAAATAAATACTTTTAAAGCTCTTAAGCTCGTAAGTGGTTCGCTGCTTACGAGTTTTTTCTTTTAATAATAACCACCGTAGATGTCAGTATTATTCTTATCCATATCATAAACATCATCTTTTGATATGTCATCTATATCATGTACATAACGTTTTGATGGAGATACTTCATCATCTGTAATATTTGTACTTAATACACCTGTAAAGCTATCATCATATACCTGCTCGTTTTGCTTCTCTTTCGGTGAGTTAGGCTTGTATGAATAGTCATAACGCTTAGCTCTTACTCGGTATACATAATGACCAAGCATTGGGTTGATAGCTGATATATCCTCATCAACACGCTCAGTGATCTCATATATCTTTGGACCTCTACCACCTGGTCTATCACAACCAAGAGCAGTCAGCTCAATAAGATCACCAGCACGAGGTTCAATAGCAGAGAATGTATCAAGTAAAGAGAAGTAATCAACCACTCCACTTAATGCACTCATAGTGTCAGTAAATGTTTCTATATGTAGGAAGCCTGTAAAGTCATCACCTGGATCAAAACCAAATTGACTTAATGTTAGAGCATCTTGAGACAACTCAACATACATTTGCATTGGTATAGCATCAAGAAATGCAGCTGTAGGTTGTTCACCATATAAAAGGTTACCACCTGTTAGAGTAAAAGTATTAACATAATAGTTAATTTCAATACCCATATTGTTAATGAGATCTCTATACGCAAGATCATATACAAGCTGCTCTGCTTGTAAATTCTCACCATTCACAAACTTACCACAAGGCAATTGCCCAGCAGCCATAATTTCTTCTGGCGTACAATTAGCTCTTTCGGTGTTGCATGCCATATTATTTAGCTTTCCGTCTTAACATTCCGCACTGGTTACCTTCTTCATCTTCAAACATCTGTACCTCAACACCAGAATTACCACATCCGTTGGTTTTTCCTGGAGCAAAATCCATACCATATATATCTAATGTCTGTTGCAAAGGCATACCCATCAACTTAATTTGGGAAGCACCTCCATTAATAAGGTTTTTAACATGTGGGCATGCATGACTATGCTCTTTACGCTTCAAGTTTTCATGCTTTCTACCTGTACGCATAATAGATTTACCACCTGTAGTTGCAGAAACAGCTCCAGCATTCATCATATTATCACCTTGATAGTATTCTTTGAAGGTTACCATATGTATATTTATGCCCACTTGTATAGAATACAAAAAAAGACTCATGATTTATAATCATGAGCCTCTTTAATGTGTTGTTAAAAATTAAGCTTTGACAGACTTGTTCATTGGCTCTACTTTAAGATCACCGAAAGCATTCTTTCCAGCAGGAAGATTACCAACTTTATTGCTCTTACCGTCATTAACGGTATGGCTTAAAGGCTTTGGGGCAATATCTTTGTCAGATGCGCCAGCTGTAGGCTTGTGATGTACCTTGTTAAGAGCTTGAACTTTAGGTTGACCGTAGCCATCACCCATGTTACCAACTTTGTTACTCTTACCATCATTATAATGAGTGTTAAAAGTATGTGGAGCGCCTTCTTCATCTTCTTCACCATCTGTGAATACATCACTATCACCATCTTCAACTTCATCACCAGCTTCATCATCAGCTTCTTCATCACCGCAGGCATCTTTGAGAATATCACAAAGGTGTTGTGCAAGCTCTTTATCAAGAGTGATTGTTACTTCTTCCTCACCATCTGCTTCATCAACTTCAGCATCAGGTGTGGCATCATCAAGGCCGAGAGCATCGAGATCATCCATCTCTTCCATCTCGCCGTAAGTTTCGTTAACCATTACCTTATCATAAAGGCGGTCAAATACAGATTTTTTGGACATAAAATTATTTAATCCATTTTGCGCGATTTGCGACACGTTTTCTGAACTTTCTTCATCTTCTTCAGCTTCTTCATCTTTATCCTCTTCTTCCTCCTTTTTCTTCTTATCAGCATGGTCATCTTTACCAGGCTTCTTATCAGCCCAATCTGGAACTCCATCACCATCAGCATCTGGCTTTTTACCCTCTTCATCCTCTTCACCGTGCAGTGCATCTTCACCTGTTGGTGCTGGCTCTTCTGCACCTACACCTGGATCATTATCTGCTCCATATGAATATGCTTTAACATTATATGGATTCTTATCTCCACACTTTGTTACATCAACTGTTGGTTCCTCGAAACCTCCTTCTTTAGTAGGTCCTCCAGGTAAAATATCTGCACTTCCAATACCAGCTTTTGCATCGCCGACTGTAAGTGATTGGGTATCCTCAGCGAGTACTGCAGTCTCTTTACCGAGATTACCGTAGACCTCACCAAGATCTTTAAGGTCATATTGTTTAGCCATACTAATATTTATGCAAAAGGCAAAAAAAGTCTACAAAAAACAGAATAAAGATTAAATATGTATAATGGCTACTACTAATAAAGACAGTCAATATTACATGGGCAATAAACACTTGCCTAATGCTAAATGGAAAGGTGAGTATACCAAAGAACAGGTTGCAATGCTTAAGAAAGCAAAGCGTAATATTCTATACTTCGCTGAAAACTTCTTTCACATTATTAACTTGGATACTGGTAAGGAAAAGATTAAACTGTACCCTGCTCAGAAAACAGCTTTAAGAGCTATGCGTGATAATAGATATTATATTCTATTAGCATCAAGACAGATTGGTAAGTCTACTCTTATGACTATCTATCTCTTATGGCAGGCATGCTTTAAGAGTGATCAACGTATTCTTCTTGTAGCAAACAAAGAGGCTACTGCTATTGAAATCTTTCAACGAGTAAGAATGGCTTATGAGGAGTTACCTAACTGGCTTAAACCTCCTGTAAAAGAGTATGCTAAGACATCAATGACTCTTGAGAATGGTTCACGCATTGGTATTACAACTACAACCGGTACAGCTGCTCGTGGACAATCCGTTAACTGTTTAGTTATTGATGAGTGTGCATTTATTGAGTCTCATTTAGTAGATGAGTTCTGGAAATCAGTCTTTCCTATTATATCCTCATCGAAAAAGTCTAAAGTATTCATATGTTCTACTGCAAATGGTACACATAACCTATTTCATAAGCTTTATACAGGAGCTGTTAATGGAGATAATGGATGGGGTCATGGTAAGATAATGTGGAATGAAGTACCTGGTAGAGATGAAAAATGGGCTGCTAGTACTAAGCAAGCTATTGGCTCTCATGAAGCTTGGATGCAAGAGTTTAACTGTGAGTTTGTTAACAGTGGGGAGTCCTCTATAGATGATGAGCTATTTGAGATAATGGAGAGACAGATATGTGAACCAGCTGTAGTTTTAGATGATGGAGCTTATAAGGTATGGGAAGAGGCTGACCCATCTCGTATATATGTTGCTGGTGTTGATACATCAGAAGGTGTTGGTAAGGATTCGTCTATCGTTCAGATTCTAGATATAACTGATCCAGTTGATATAAGACAGGTAGCTGTTTATAGAAGCAATATGATTTCTCCTCTAGAATTTTCTAATAAGGTGCATAGTATATTAAGAAACTATGGTAATCCTCTTGCATTAATCGAACGTAACAACTGCGGTGCTCAAGTTGTAGATAGACTTGCTGTTGATCTAGGTTATCCAAAGATTGTATCTTATGGTAACTCAGCTGCTCATAGAAAGAATCGTATGCAAGGTATGATTGCTCATACCAATACAAAACATAAAGGTGTTCTTAACATGCGCTACTGGATTAATGATTGCAGAGCTCTTACTCTAAAGGATGAAAGAACTTTACATGAGTTAAGACATTTTGTTCGTTACCCTAATGGTACTTGGAAGGCTCGTCATGGTGAGAATGATGACTTAGTAATGGCTCTTCTCTATTCTTTATACATATTGGATACTGATATAGCAGAGAAGTATTTTGATATTAATGAAGTTGACTTAACAGGTAGACCTAAAGTCATTTCACCAATGGACTTTGGTGTATCTCTCTTTGAAGATCCTACATCTATCTATACAGACAATGAAGTTGTTGGTGATACAAATCACAATTTGAATCCTTGCTTCTTTGGTATGGATACAGATCAGATACATGAAGACTTTGGTGAGCTAGAAGCAGCAGGTTATACACCCTTAGGATAAATAATAATATGGCAACTAACTCTAACAACCAATCATTTCTTAACAAGAGCCGTCTTGATAAGTTTCTTATGGTCTTTCAAATACCACAAGCACTTAAGAAGATTGATAGTAAAACTGAGAGGCGTACCTTTAATTTAAATGAGGATGCATTTCAGTTCTCTGTATATGGTTCAGTTGTTCCAGAGATTACCGTACCATCTATTCAAATAGGATATGCAGGATCTAACCTGTATAACTCATCACATGCTAAAGAGCCATATCCACCTGTGACTGTAAATTTTACAGTTGATAATGAATTCAATAACTACTGGACTATTTATAAGTGGTTAGACTTGATGCATGATGAGAAAGAAGGTCTATATGATGTAGATGGTCTTTCAATAGATGAACGCTTTGCTTCTTATCAAACTGATATGACTTTATATGGCTTAGATGAGTATGATAATAAGCGAATTGAGTTCACTTACACTAAAGCTTTTCCAATTAATGTTGGAGCAATGAATTACAATTATAGAGACTCATCAGAGATTGAGAGCTCAATGACTTTTGTATACTCCCAGATCCATTCTAAGCTGATAAATTACTAATTAAATTTAAGATTTGACAGATTTATGCTCAAAAAGGCATAAATAATGTTATGGCTAGACGAACAATTCAATCTCCTGGTGTAGAGATTCGTGAAAGTGATTTATCACTACGCACAGCTCAGACCGGGACTACAACGTATATCGCTGGATTTGCCTCCGAAGGACCTACAGATGAAGTTATCGGACTCGGAAATATTTCTGAGTTTGAGCAAATCTATGGTACTCCAAAGACACCAGCTGAAAGATATTTCTATCACACGGCACGTGCTGCTCTTAACTCTTCCGGATCGCTTCTTGTTAACCGACTACCATATGGTGGAGGTAATGGAGCTGGTTTTGGTACAAAATTAGGTGTTCTTGCTTATCCAGCACTTGTAGCAGATGCTTCAAATAAAGGTGCATTATCAGCAAAATTTTCTGAACCATCACATCCTGTTTATATTTTAGGAAAACCACAATTATATGAAGTCACACCGGAAGAATATCGCCAGATTAAATCTGGTGAGCTTTTTGAATGGGGATGGTCAGACCGAGTTACAGATCCAGCAACATGGAAATCTCTTGCAGCTTTGAGTGGAGCAGCAGTTCTTGTATTTAACAAAGGACAATCAACTATTGATAATCAATTTAATGGTTACTATATTGGTGTTGGTGATAACTCTAATATTAACCCAGCAAGAAACTTTGATGCTATTGTTGAAGCATTTTCTGTAACTACTTCTGCAGCTGCAATAAGTGCTGGCGCGTCATTTACAAAAATACCTACTAGTCGTTTTGAGTTCCAACTCTCTGCTACTCCAGAAGATGGTACTAACCCTGCTACTAATTCCATCTCGCAAGTCTTGGAAGATCGTATTGTAGGATATGATATTGCTACTCGTGAGTTTGATGATTCATTGAATATTGGAGTGTTTAAATTAGGGCCTTCTACCTTCTCAAAAGAGTCTGGTAATCTTAACTATCTTCTTGAAGAAGGTTATAATGGTTCTATTGGTGCTTTCCGTCAACGCAATTCTGAAAATGGTGGTTCTCCCATTAATTACTCACTTGACACTATAGAAGATCAATCACGTAACATCGATGTTATTGTTAATCCATACATTTCAGATAGATTCTCCGGAGTAGATCTTAATCCAGATGGTACCCCGAAAGCTAAAATACGAGTTTATACAACTTCATTATCAGGAGCATTGATATCACAGACTCTAGGCTCTAACACTGATGATTCAACAGCTACTGTAGCTGTCTCAGGAGTTGTTCCGAGTGTAGGGCTTCCAGAAAACTTCTTTTTTCTACAGAATAATAATGGTACAGGTGCAGCTGTAACAGCTGGTGCATTCGACGTTGGAATAGTATATACAATTACAACAACAGGCACTACAAACTTTACGCTAATTGGTGCAGGTGCTGAAGCAACAGCTGGTGCATTTGAAATTGGAACAGTATATACAATTACATCAGTAGGTAGTACAGACTTCCAAGCAATAGGTGCTAGTGCAGATACAATAGGTATTACATTTACAGCAACTGGTGCAGGTAGTGGAACAGGCAAAGCAGGTACATTTGCTGTTGGTACAGAATTTACAGCAACAGGCGCAGGTAGTGGAACAGGCACAGCAACTATAAATGTCGGCGCCGGTTTCAGAGGTGATGTTACTGCGACCTTTAATTTAAGTACTATAGGTCTTGCTGAATCACTTGTCCCGATTGGTACTCATGAGCCAACTGGTACATTAAGTGCTAAAGATCTAGGTAGTATTCCATTAAAGCTTGATCGTGCTTTCAATCGTGTTAGAAATGATCGTAAGTTTGATATCGATATTATGGCTGAAGGTGGTCTAGGTACCATTCATACATATCAGCAAACTGCCACCGGTGTTGATGCAAGTACATTTGATGATACTAAAACAACATTGCCTATTGAAGCATTAAGAACATCTAATGATCCTACTGATGTTACAGCTCGTACAGCTTATACTACTATCTTTAACCGCTTTGCAACGTTTGCAGGTCCAGTTAAGGATGGAGGACGAGGTGATGTTCTTTTCGTAGCTGATCCAATTCGTCAATTGCTAGTTA